TTCATGTTTAATTTTACTTGCACGATAATCATTATCGGCAAGTTTATTAAGATTTATGTATTCTTCAATATGACTATTTCTTACATAATTATTGTTAACTTTGTCGCGTGTTATGCTGATCTGTGAATGAGTAGCGTTCTCTTTTTCCCGACAAAATATTTTGTCAATGAGTGTCAATCTAATTATCGGGTATTGAGATTTTATATTAGCTAGTGAGGAGTAGTAATCGGTTAATTCCTGAGATGTTATGCTGTATTTTTCCATAAGGAATGTGTCATACTCGTCACTACATTCATCTTTGTCAGCGTTTACACGATATTTGTCCGACCATTCATTAAGTATTTTGTTGGTAGTTGTCGTGCCTGTGAAAGACGCACTCCGTATTAGTGCGTCGGCATATGCAGTAAAGAAACGTATACCACTTGCCCAGGCATATATAGACTGGGCATTGGCTATTGCAAGCTCGGCATTGTTATTATTAATTTTATTTTCAGATAAAGCGGTATTTTTGTATGTCCATGCAATACTACGTATGAATCTGTCTACTTGTCTAGTAATACGATACTCACCATTGCGTTTCTTGATTAGTGTAGTTGATAGGTAGTTACCCTCATCAAGTTCGGATACACTCATGTATTTAGCAATTTGACCTAAGTTACCTTTGCTACCATCTTTTACGTATACTTTGTTGTATAACCATACTTTAATTTGATCTGCATACATTCTTTCAGTGATTATGCGAACATCATCGCCACATGTCTCAAGATCATAATGTAAACATTCAACAAATGGGCTTTCGTGTAGTGCATATCTAATGTAGCTGGCAGATCGGCGTGTGTTGCCATCACTTGTTGACATAAATCCAGACCCGACTGTACCGTAGACCTCGTATGCGATATCTACACGCTTATTGCTAACATACTGCCACATATTATTAAGCACGGTATGATACCATTCGTATGGTAAGTCCATACTGTACGCATATTTGTCGAGAATGTATGTGTACACGCTAGCGTCACTTACTTCTTTGAGGATTGCCCATTGTGTGCCATCATAGCCTGACCCATCGATATCGATTTCAACTGGTTCAACGTATTTTCCAATTATTTCGTTAATTTTTGCTTGTCTCTCAGTCCAATTCATGCCACTACCGTATGATACATCGTATTTCTTGAACACTTTTGATACGAAGTCAGTAATTGGCCCCATTAATACTTTTGCGTATGTGTTTTGTGCTGTTATGTTGCGTGTTTTAATTTCACCAAGTATTTTCTCGTCAACTTTGACATGTGCGTTACATGACATTAACTTCCTAGTATTGATTTGTTTACCAGCGCGCAATTCGTCATATGCTTCTTGATATTCAACGCGTTGGAACGTTTCTCGTTCATTAATCCATTCTTGTGTGTCAATGTGTGTAACATTCTCGTCAGCAACATATTGATC